GCATCAGCTCACGTGAAGTCTCCAACGATACTAACCTAGCCGTTAATTCTGTGTATGCAAACACGCCCATCGCGACAAGAACGATCAAACTAGCAACCGTCTTCATCGGCATCTGCACGGCAGCGGACTCAGAAATTTTTAACGCCATAAATTACTTATAAAAACCTTTAAAAATCCATTCAACCCATTTGTTCCATAGGGCTTTTGCTTTTTCCCATGCTTTGCAACAAATGTTTTTACATTTTTCAATCATGTTTTTTCTCCTCAATTTCGTAGAAAAACTTATCAGTATCTTCTGTTTTCCATTGACTAGTGTTTTCTACATTCCACTCAGATGTTTGCACTTTCCATTTAGGTATCTCATCTTTCACTGTGAACGATGGTATATCCCATATGCATCTATTGTTAGGTTGTGCTGCATAGTTCCCATCATCGAGAGCTATGATGTGAGCACATTTATGCTCGTGCGGTATCTCTGAGTGATCCGTATCTAATATATTAGGCTCTGGGTGAGCAAAGTCAACAGTAAATAAGTATTTACCAGGGTGCCATTTCTTGTCTTTTCCTATGTATTTACCGGCTTGTCCTTCTAGGATATCCCAATTAGTAACAGCAGGATAGTAACTAAAACAATTCCATAACTGTAACTCATCAAGTCTACGTTTAGGAACGTCTTCTGGCTTAAAGCCTCTTTGAATAAACGCAGATATCGGTAAACGATAGAAGACAGCTCCATTTTCCATAATACAATGAAAAAGGATACTGTGCCCAGTAATACTCGATAGACCAAATATGATACAGTCTTCAACTTCACCATGATGCTTTTTAAGATCAAATAAATATTCTCTCCTAATTTGTGCATATTCCACCGGTATGTTTGCATTTAAGTACGCCATAAAAAATCCTCATTTAATACTACCCCAGTTATCCCCTTCTTCATAATCTACTTTGTTTGGTACTTCAAGTGATACTGTTGACTCCATTATCTCTCTTATCTTTTCAGCTTCTGCTTTGTTCTGTATAGATATATCTAATTCATCATGCACTTGTAGATGTGGTATGATGCCTTCAGCATGTAGATCTATCATAGCTTTCTTTGTCATGTCAGCTGCAGATCCTTGTATTAATCTATTCAAAGCTTTGTATGTGTATGCTCTTCTGATCCCTGGTCCGTGTTCCGCGAGCGCATCATCGTGAGGCAATGGCTTGTGGATACCGAATTGGTTAGGCTCCCACAGGTGAAACCTGCATAGTCTACCTAGTAACGTTCTAACTTTACCTTTACGCTGTGCTCTATCCATCACAGCATCCATGAGTTGTTTAACAAATGGCACTTTACTGTGATATTGTTTAAATAATTCTTCAGCTTGTAGCTTGTTTATACCAAGTTCAGCTTGTAATTTATTCTTACCCATACCATAGAAAAGACCCAAATTGATCGTCTTAGCTTGTGTTCTTGGTATCTCCGCCATATCAGACACAATCTGGTGAAAGTCTGCATCACCATCTTTGTATGCATCTACAACATCTTCTACAGAATAGAATCCTTGCAGTGCTGCATAGTGAACTACAAGTCTTGGTTCTTGTTGACTGTAGTCAAAGCAACCCCACTTACATCCTTGCTCTGGTATAAATAAACTTCTGATCCGTGGTCCGAGATCCTTGTTCCTTGCAGGTATCTGCTGTAGGTTTGGATTGTTCATACTGAATCTACCAGTTACAGTGCCACCACCCTCTGATCTTAGTTGGTTTATCTCTGCATGTATTCTACCATTGGCTGAGTATTTTAATATTGTATCTATAAATGTTGTATGTGCTTTGTTTATCTCTCTTGCTTTTGCAATAGCTTTCACCAATGTGTGTGGATGGTTAGCCAAGAAATTTTTAGTAAAGCTAGGTGCACCAGTTTTTTCTGTTCTGTCATACGGTAAACCAAGTTTATCAAATACTTTAGCAATGGATCTTGCAGCCCATATCTGAACCTCTTGTCCTGTCTCTGCATACACACCACCAAGTAATCTTTTCTCCTCCTCAACCATTCTTTNCTTTTCAANGGCTGCTCTATCTTGGTCTACACGTACACCTAAGAATCTCATGTCAACCAATACAGGAAACAGTTTAGTTTCCATATTAAATATNTCTTCAATNTCCTGGTGCATTATTTCTTTTTTAAATTCCTGCCANAGCTCCAATGTAAGTTGGGCGTCACGCTCTGCGTAAGATCCAACGTACATGGCTGGCAGCTTGTACATCTCTGCTTTNGGATCTACACCCCAAGACTTTGCAGCTTCGTATAGTGCTGTCTCGTCTTTACCTTTACCAAGATAATCTCTTGATATACCGTTTAAATCATATCTAAATCTATTCTCGTTAATAAGTGATGCAGCTATCATTGTATCTACAATCTGGCCGTTAATTTTCATACCAAGTGATCTCAACCAACATACGTCATACATTGCATTATGAAATATTTTTGTAGCAGGTGTATTGAGTTGGTCTTGTAACCANTTAAGAACCATCTTACGGTCCATGTTACCACCACCNTCGTGTGCGATAGGATAATATGCACACCAATCATGTGTGGCTAATGATATACCTACAACATCACCAACACCTACGACAGAACCAGATCCCATTCTCTTGTTTAAGTTTGGATCTTTTGTTTCTAAGTCTATAGCTATCTCATCGTACTTACCTAAATCTGGAAAGTCCGTTGGTGGTATCCACTCTGTCTGTGGTTTAAATATCGTTTTCATGCTTACATTCCCCTGCTATTGCCATGTATGCTGCAGCGTCAACGTAAGTATCTGCCGTGGGTGCACCAAATTTTGTTCTTGCTACTTTTAATAAAGCCATCATGACAGCAGCGTCATGTGCTGTGATTTCTTTATCAAGATATGCCGACCACATCTTTGCTATGTTTGCATGGTTTACTATTTTATCACCATAGGTTTTTGCTCTAGGTCCCATGATAAGTTCTTTCGCTAATTGTAAAGCGTCTTCTGTTTTCATATTTTATATCCTTTGTATATGTCTTTTGGTTCGACAATGTGTAAATGATTTTTAGTTCTAGTTGCTCCAACATAGAATAATCTATTTTCATCGTCAGGGTTTTGTTCGTAGTTTCTTTGTGTGCTTCTTGATAGATCTGTCAGGAGAACCACGTTATCCTGCTCACCACCTTTTACTCCATGTATTGTAGATAAAGTAATTCTTGGACTAGAATTTAATTTCTCACCATTCTCCCTCATACGTCTTATATACCTTATTTTTTTCTGCGGTGCATCATCAAAAGCTTCATACCAAACTTTATCTGTCTTCAACCACATTCTTTCTTTGAGTCCAGACATTTGATATCCTGCATCCTTATCTAAATACTTTAGAGAATTTTTTTCAAAATTATTTTGTGACATGTAAGATGCTATTCTTGATATTTGTTCGTGATTTATATCCACACCTTTACGAAGATTTTCCCAATCGTTTATAGCAGTGTACAAGTCTTGTTCTTTGTTTGTTTTAAACTTGTTCTCAAAGTACAACCCTTGCGAGTGTAATTGTTTTTCTAGATCTTCTAACATAAATCTAGTTCTAGCTAACACTAGCCAATTACCTTCTCTCATGTTAATATCTTTAAATTCTTGATGATATGAAAGTAAGCCTTTTTGCATTTTTGGTCGCCACTCTTTTGGTAATCTGTTTTTTATTCTTCCTACAATGTTCATTGCAATATCGTGCACAACCTGCGGTATTCGGTATGACTGTGCAAGTTTCATTACACGACCTGTCTGTGCAATAAAACTATCTACATCTGCACCTGCCCATCTAAATATCGCTTGATCATCATCACCTGCTATGTATGTGTCTTTTGTTTTGTCCCATATTGATTTAGCCATGTTCCATTGAGTTCTTGATAGATCTTGTGCTTCATCTATAAAAACAACATCAAAGTTTGGTGACTTGTCTGATTTAATAAATTCTGTAATCATGTCTGTAAAATCTATTAAATTAAATTCTTTCTTGTATCTGTTTAATTCATTGTGAATACGTCTAAACTCTGTTTCTGTTATATCTTGTGTATGTTGTTGTAAATTATATTGTTCTTCTGGTTTTATACCTTTTAATTTAGCTAATTGTATAATACGTAATGCATCACTATTTGTACTAAACAATCCACTCTCGTTGTTGTCATATTCATGATAATCTAATTTTATTTTTAACTTTCTACCTAAATCTTCATAATGTCTGCTTTGCATTACATTCTCTTTTTTAAGTCCTAATCTTTGAAAAGCTAGGGAATGCAATGTTCTAAAATATGGTAAATCTTTTTCTGTATAATTAAACCTAGACATGGCCCTGTCTCTAGCCTCGTAGGCTGCCTTTTGCGTAAAAGAGAAATAACCTATACGATTGGGGTCTGTTTGTTTTAAATATTTATCTACCTCATTTAACAGGGTCGTAGTTTTACCTGTACCAGGTGGACCAAGAACAATAGTTTTCAAAACGCGTCCTCCTTCTTAAATGGTTTTTGTTTAATTTCTACTTGCTGTTTCTTAAACTGTTCTAATTTTAAAACAGATATTTTTTTCTTACCAACCATAATTCTTACTTGATCACAATTACACTGTTGTACTAGCCATGTCAAAGTTTCTTCGTGTTTGATAGGCCACTTACGTCTGTTTAAAAATTTATTAAAGAAATGTGTAAACTGAAAATAATGATGCCCATCGTTATTCCACACGTTACCAAAAATTATATCGTCTTTGGTAGCACCCTCTGCAGTTCTATCAGTACACCATTCTTCTAAGTGTTCTTTTAACTGTTCTAGTTTTGAAGAGCCCTCTGGTGCATCTATCTCCTCCATGTTAGACATTAATTCTTGCACGTATTTATCGTATTCTTTTGCAGTTACCTTGGGTATAAGTTTATTTGTTTGTGCAGCAATAGCTCTTTTTAATAATCTTTGTTGTAATAAATAGTCTACGTTTTCTAATTTTATTCTCTCTCCATCAATGTTTAAAAAATAATATGGCTCTTCTAATTTTATCTTTTGTAGATTAGTCAACTCAGGGAAAAGAACTTGACCTTTTATACCATAATCTCTTTTACTACATAAGTTCTTATCACAGTGATTACAAAAAGGATCTTCTTTACATTTAAAACCCAGCTCTTTGTTTTCGTTTGATTTTATTTTAGCTGCAATTGTTTTATCATCTAAAGGTCCTTGAGGATGTTTTGCAAAATATTTATAATTAAAAGCGTTTATTTTAGGTTGCCAACTATCTGGCCACTTTCTTTTTGCATATTGTATATATTGATATATCAACCTGTCTCTATAATCTTTTATATCTGTTTGTATTATTGTTTCTAAACAAGGAGGACCATCACTAAGTTCTGATTTAGGTCTTTCTATTTTTAAGTCTTGTAATTCTTTTGGTGTAAGAGCACCAGCTTCCACAGCATTTAAAAAAGCATCTATTGTAATTGCTTGACCTTTAGAATCAAAGCAATATCTTGTTGTATTTTTACAATTAAAGTATGGTAAGTTTAGAAAATTTCCTGTATCATCTTGCGATTTTAATTCAATTTGTTTTGGAAATACTTCAGCACTACCAAATCCAAGTATAGCACTCAACGACATTAATTTATCTCGCATTAATTTTGCTGGCACGAAATCTGTTGTAAATAAAAATATATGCACTCCACCACTTTTAGATCTACAGACGTATAGTGGCACACCCATTGGTAGCTTGTTTATAATTTTTCTGTAGTCAAGAGTGTATTGATCTACATCTATACATCCCCATCTACATTCGTTATCTTCGTTAATAGGTACAATGCCAAGGCCAGGTTCAATACCATTTAAATGATTTTGCCAAAGCTGATCTGTGACTGGTTCTCGTTTAACAAACGATTTACCTTTTATCTTGAGTCCATCGGCACCCTTCTTGTCCACATAGGTGCATCCATGTGCTCGCATTAATCCTGTAAATATCTTTCTAAAATTTTCCATAATTATTTTGCTGAGGGCGGGTCCAGTCTCCCATCACCGCCCTCATCTTCCGGCGTGGAAGTCTTTAATATGGTGAATCGGATTTGGATTCTTGCTCTCCGTGTTTTACTTTTACCTCACCCTTTGAAACATTTGCTCCAAAGTCTTTGGCTATTTTGTAAATACCCGAATCGCTAATTGGTCCAACTCTAGACACATCCCAGCCAAACCACGTACCCTTGTCGTTAGACTGTTGTACGGTTTTTAACTTATAAATGTGGCTATATGTTGGCGGTGTAAACATACCGTTTTTACCTTGCATCTTTAAACCCATCATCATTGAGTTCCATTTTCTAC